TAAAACATTTATAATTTATGAAGATTACAAAAACGGTGAGTACTACAAGTATCATGATTTTTCTAATAGAAATACGGTACCAAACATATTGTATCAATGTGTATTGACTGGTATAATGTTGGATATAATTGGGTTTGAATATAACAAAGCACGATTGTCAAATATACTTAAAAAGTACAGTTACGTGAAAGACGACGAATGAGCGGTTGGTATACCAAGGTAAGTCAAGATTTGTCTAATATTCCAGATTTCATAGAACACTATGAAAGCGAATTGGAAGCGGCAAAACATGATATTAACATCTACGGCAATGTAGAAAAGAATATCAGTGGCTTACCTGGTATTACTGCTTATCGCTTTAATCAATTACAGGAAATTGAAGCAATTCTTAATCATCTGAATATTCAGTTGCGTAAGATTCGTCGCAAACATTTTCAAAAATACTTAGAACATTATGCTCGTGCACTTACTGCACGAGATGCAGAAAAGTATGTTGATGGTGAAGAAGAAGTTATTGACTTTGAAACTATCATCAATGAAGTTGCCCTACTACGTAATCGGTGGTTGGGAATCATGAAAGCAATGGAAAGTAAAAATTTTATGCTTGGTCATTTGGTCAAGTTAAAAACTGCTGGCATGGAAGATTTTAATATATCTTAATTATTTAATTAAGTGTATAATCAATAATATATACAATATCAACGGAGTTTATAATGAAGAAAGCACTTATTACAGGCATTGCTGGTCAAGACGGCAGTTATCTAGCAGAACTTCTGCTTAACAAAGGTTATCAAGTTCATGGTCTTATTCGCCGCAGCGCAAACTTTGACCACCCAAATATTCAAAATGTAAAGGATCGTGTTACATTTCACAATGGTGATTTAAGTGACTCAAATAGCATCCGTAATCTTATTGACAAGGTAGAACCAGATGAGATTTATAATCTTGCTGCACAAAGCCATGTTAAGGTATCATTTGATATGCCAGAGTTAACTGGTGATACAAATGCTCTTGGACCGCTACGTATCCTAGATAGCATTCGTAGTCTTAAATTAACAAATAAGACCAAGTTCTATCAGGCATCAACCAGTGAAATGTTTGGTATCCAGAAGTTTAACCCACAGAAAGAAGATACTCCTTTCTATCCTGGTTCCCCTTACAGTGCAGCCAAGTTGTATGCTTATTGGATCACGGTAAACTATCGTGAAAGTTATAAGATTTTCGGTTGCAATGGTCTGCTATTCAACCATGAATCTCCTCGTCGTGGTGAACTCTTTGTTACACGTAAGATTACCAAAGCATTTGCTAACATGGTATTGGGCAAGCAAAAGGTGTTGGAACTTGGTAATATGGATAGTCTTCGTGATTGGGGTCACGCCAAAGATTATGTTCGTGCAATGTGGATGATGCTACAACACGAAACGCCAGATGATTATGTTGTTGCAACAGGCGTTCAAAGCAGCATCCGTGATTTCTGTAACTCAACTGCTGAATACTTTGGTATCAAGTTAGTTTGGGAAGGAACCGGCATTAATGAAGTTGCTCGTAATTCTGTAACTGGTGATGTAATGATTAAGGTCAACCCAGAGTTCTATCGTCCAGTTGATGTTGTTAATATTCAAGGTGACGCTACCAAGGTTCGTGAAGTTCTTGGTTGGAAGCCAGAATATACACTACAAGACCTTGTTAACGACATGTGCGAAACCGATTACAATTTGGCAAAGAAAGGTTGAACATGGGACAGTTAGTATTTGCACCAATTAGTGTTGGCGATTTGTGGGACAAGATTACTATTCTCAACATCAAGTTAGAAGAATATAGTAAGGTTGACAATGAAACCAATCGTATCAAGATTGAGTATGTTAATAAAGAATTAGCAGAACTCATGAAGATTATTGATGAACTTGAAGAACCAACTGAGCCAGTCGATGATGTTGTCAAGAATCTCAAGGCAGTAAATCATATGATTTGGCGACATGAAGATGTTGTGCGAACATATGGCACAGACTTAAAGCCATACGACAGTGAGTTTATCAAATTAGTCACTGATGTTCATCAAGGTAACAAAGACCGTTGCCAATACAAATTAGATATCAATAAACTTTACAATAGCGATATTGTAGAAACAAAGTCATATATCAACGAGGGATTGAAATGAAGAAGATTTTAGAATTAGGTGATCACTACGTAAGTGATTTTATGAAGCCAGGCGCAGAAATGCGTGAAACAAAGCCATGGAGTCTTGATTTGTATCTTGACGAAACCATTGGCGCAGTTCGTCTTGACGGTGTTGCACCACTTGACAAGATGTATGGTCAGTATTGGTATCGTAGTGGTATCAATACAAGTATGACAAAGCAATTAGGTGAAATCGTAAGCGAGATTACTAGTCGTACAAAGATTAACGATGGCGATATCTGGTTGGATATTGCTTGTAATGATGGTACGCTACTTCGCCAAGTTCCTGATAACATGATTAAGTTGGGTATTGATCCTGCCGATGATTCATATTTGGAAGAAAGCCAAAAAGTTGCCGAAGTCAAGCAAGATTTCTTTAGCAAGGAAGCATATGAAAGCCTTGGTTATGGCAATGAAAAGGCAAAGGTTATTACTTGTATTGCTATGTTCTATGACTTAAACGATCCACGTCCATTCATTCGTGATGCTCATTCTATTTTGGCAGATGATGGTGTATTCGTTCTTCAAATGAGTTATACTCCGCTTATGTTGAAGCAGTTGGCATTTGATAACATTTGCCATGAACACGTTTATTACTATGATCTTCGTAGTATTCGTAAATTGTTTGCAAGTGAAGGTTTTGTTCTGCGTGATTGTTCACTAAATGACACTAATGGTGGTTCATTCCGTGTAACTTTCCAGAAGGATACAAGCGACGAGAAGACCTTTGCTACACGACAGATTCGTGACGTTTGTGAAATGCGTATTTCTTCAACTCTTGCATACGAAACACAACATTGGGATATCACCGATGTAAAACTTTGGAAAGACTTTGGTGACAATATCTGGTCATTGAAGGCGCAAGTTCTTGATTTCTTGCATCAAGCAAAGGCAGAAGGAAAGAAGGTTTATGGATATGGTGCATCAACCAAAGGCAATACGCTGTTGCAGTTGTTTGGAATTACACCAGATTTGCTAACTGCTATTGCTGAACGTTCACCATATAAGTTTGGTTTACAGACTGTCGGAACTAATATTCCGATTGTTAGCGAAGAAGAAATGAGAGCAGCTAACCCCGATTACTTGCTTGTTCTTCCTTGGCACTTTATTGATGAGTTCGTTAAGCGTGAAGGTGACTTCATCGCAAAGGGCGGTAAGCTAGTAGTTCCTTGCCCAACCTTCCAGGTTATTGGATAATCTATGGAGAACATAGTATTCTTTAATCACTGGCATTACGGTGACCTATTCTCCACGAGAGGATGGGTTGCCGATATCAAGCGACAGATGCCAGAAACAAATTTTTATTATGCACATAAGAAAAATGGTCGTGCAATTGTTGACCTTGTAGAGACACTTGATGAAGAAAACAACCGCATGGTTCTTGATGGCATTGATCAATGGAAACGTTTTGGCAGTGACGATGATACCGTTCTTATCAACACGTGGGTAGGGTCATATATGGGATTATGGGCTAACACCCATCCTTCCTACGTTAGTCATCAACGTATTATTGGCGAGTGTTACAACAACCTGCGTCAGCAATTTGGTATTGACCTCAAATTAAGTGATGATGTGTGGGATTATGTTCCACAGATTGATTATAGTGCATATAATCGTGCTGCTGTAGACGACAATAGCAATTTAGCAGGTAACGTATACCTATTCTGCAATAGTGCAGTAGCAAGTAAGCAAAGCAGCATGGATAATATGCAGAAGATTATCGAATATGTTGCAGCAAATCATAGTAAAGATACATTTGTAGTTACTGAAAAGTTTGAAACTAAAGTTGATAACATTGTCTTTACAAGTGATATCTTTAATGACACTTGTGATTTGTGTGATATTTCTTATCTATCAACAAAGGTTAATTTAGTTGTTGGTAAGAATAGTGGACCATTCACTTATGCCAATACTAAACAAAACTTGCTTGATAAGAACAAGGTATTTGTAAACTTTAGTCATAAGCCAGAAGATGTTTTGCCATATGGTTTAG